CCATAAAGACATTATTTGATATAGCCGACTAGAATATTCTTCTTGCTCAATTCTATAATTTAATATATCAATGCATTCTTTAGATGCAAAAGGGTTTTTAACCCCACCAAGTTTTACTTTAGGTACTTCCATTATTTTTTAGGTTTATTAGATTTAGCTTTAGCTGCGGCCAACTTCATACGTTCTATCTCCATCTTTTTATTCATCATATCTTTATCTAAAGCAGCTTTCTTATTAGCTAATTCAATTTGATTCTTATTTTGAATTTTAATTTGTTCAAGTTTCTTATTTTCTAGATCTTGTTTCATTCTAATCTCTTTATCTTTTTGAGCTAACTGAGCATCATGTTTAGATTTATCATGTCCAATCTTAGATTGTTCTAAGAATGCTTTAGATGATAATTCTTGTTGTTTTAATGCATTAGCCGCAATCTCTGAAGGATCAGGGATACCATTATCATTTTGATCTAAATCTTGTTGTCTAGCAAATACACCAATCTCAGCAATTTGAATTTTTGTAGAATTATTAGCTTCAGCAATATATCTTTCTTGATCAAGTTTTAAATGATCTAATTCAACTTGTTCAGCATGCATTTGTTGTTGAATAGCTTCAACTTTCATTTCATGCTCTTGTTGAGCTTTAGAACTATCAGCTTGACGTTTATAGAACTCCTCTTCTTTACGTTGTAACAATCTTACAATATCTCTAGGAGAATCATTCATTAATGTTTCAACTATTGAAGATAAATCTATTTTTTCAGACTGTAATGCTACTTGAACTAATTGGTCTAACTTAGCTTTTAATTCAAGATCTTTAGTATTGTTAGTTACAAATACATTAAACTCTGAATTCTCAAATTCATTCTCTTCTAGGTTAAGCATCTCAATACCCATATCATCTAAGACATACTGAGCAACTAATCCTTTCTTATAACATATCTTAGCAACTTCAATCATTGCTGTATAGGCTCTACGTTTAACTTCAGCATGAGCTTCGTACAAATATTCAGTAATTAATGATGATTGATTAACAGATCTTTCTACATTACCAACTAGTTCAGAGTTATTAATAGCACCTAAACGTTGAGGTGTAACACCAGATACAAAGGCTACTTGTTGTTTAATGTAATCCAACATATTGATATATTGTTGAATAGATTGACTAAGACTTAAATCAATTGCTTGAAACTGATTAAACTTGTTGGCCAATTGTCCTGTAGCAGCACCTTTCTTACCTTCCTCAAATGAGTTAATGAATGCAATATTCATCTCTTTAAGATAGTACATCCACTTATCAATATCGATACCTTGACTTTGAGGTATCTGAGCTAAGTCCATGATGAACTTCTTACCTTGATCTGAAGCAAATGCTATCTCTAATCTATAAGATATAATATCATATAAATATTGATAAGGTTTTAATCTGTCAATTAAACTAACTGATTGAGAGTTAGTAGCTTCATATATAAATCCTGTATAACCTAATCTGCAGTAGTATGGATTATCCAATCTACGTCTTTGGTTAGGTTTAGGTTTAATGTCTGTAAATATATCTAATCCAATTTTAACACCTTCCCAAGCTTCATTGATCCAATACCATTCTACTTTAGCATCAGGGAAAGCTTCTTTAAATATTCTAGTATTAAAGAATTCATCTACAATCTCTGTATTAACAGTTCCTTCTTCATCAGTCCAAGTTAACTCACCAATCTTCTTCATTGATTTCCATTCAACTCTAGTAACTCTAATAGAATAGTTATTACTATTATTTCCATTATAAGCATTAGTTGGAGTAACTCCTGCAAAAGCATTTTGTCCATTAACTACATCAAACTGAGGTTCAAATCCACCTGCTGTATTAAAAGAACCAAAGGTCCCTCTAGTATAATTTTCTAATTTCTCTATATCTGCTTTAGATAGAATATCACCATATTCATCTAAAATAGTATTGATGGCCAACATACGTTCTTCAACTACTGCTATAGCATCATCAATAAAAGTAGTATCTCCATCTAGTATCACAGTTAAGTTAACTGGATTAACTCTACGCATAGCTACTTCATCATTCTCAATACCTACCCAATAAATCTCTTCTCCAGCAATTAAAGCATCTTTCCATCCTTGAGAAAATAATAATCTAGTATTACATTTCTTCTTTAAAGACTTAAGAATCTTGTTAGCTTTAGATTCAATTATATCCGACGGTGTATATTTTTCATGCTTGATAATTTCTTCCGGTGGAGGTGGTGGATTATTAGGATCTGCATTAGGATCAATTTGATAAGCCAAACCTTGTTGTAAAGCCTGGAAAATCTTTTCCTTAATTGCTGAAGTCTTTCTGTTAATATCATCTGGAGATTCAGATACCACAATATGATTATCTGGACGTTTAGTTTCCTCACCAATAAGTAACTTAATTGGTTCAGAGATGATGTCATAATGTTGAAATCTAGCGGGAAATGTATTTGAAGTATTGATACCCAATGGATCACATATAGTTTCAATATCCTTATGGTTGACTTTACCATTATATAAATCGTAGTTAATTAACTTTCTAAGTCTATCAGAACGCAGATTACTACCATTAGTATATCTGTAATTTGAATAATAATTAATGCAAGACTTACCCCACTCTTTGTCTTTGCTAGACATAGGTAACTTTTGTTGTGGTAAATTCTGACCACCTAAATTGGCGTATATATCTTGACTCATTGGTTTGTACTTGTGTTAAATTGGGAATTCTTCCTATTAAATATAAGGCCTTTTTTATAAATTCTTTCTAAGTAATTACTAATAGGGTTAGCATCATTTGATAGCTCTTCTACATGTATTCTATGTAATTCATAGGTTTGTAAAATACATAGCATTAACGCAATAACTCTATCTGTATTTATTTCTCTATCATAAGCTATTAACTCTTTTAGCAATGGTATAGATTTAATAGTCTGAAATCTAAGTTGTTTAGTTCCTTCTACCTCACCATTAATTTCCTCATATAACCATTTCTTAAGATATAACTCACACTGATCTTTAATACCCGCCGCACCTCCAGATCCTCTATTCATATGGATACCATATCCACGTTGAACTCTAGAATCCTTAATCATATCCTTAATAATACCAGGTTGTTCACACATATATTGTAGAGAGTTCTTTTGTTCAAAGTATACCTTTAAACCTTTTAACTGGTTCTCATACAATACTTTAGAGTTATAATACATACATAGTTTTCTACATACTTCATAAAACTCTTCTGCAGTATCTGGTCTAGATGTGTATTCAGCAACTATAATATCATGAGTTCTATCCGCTCTATAAAATCTCTTATAGACAAAGAATGAGCCTAGAGATCCAGATTCTGATTTATCTTGATCATAAGGGTCACATCCTGCAATATATAAGTAATTAGGTATCTCACCATTCTCATGTTTCTCAGGGTGTTCCCAAATCACTGCACAGCCATTTGTAGAGAATGATTCTCCTGACTTAGGATCTTTTCTTAAAGGGAAGTCTGTAATATGAACTAAGTCATCATTAGGTCTCCATTTAACATATCCATCATCAAAGAATAGTTCACCTTTCTGAGCTTGACCTCTAAGACTAGGAGTATTCTCTAAATGACCTAACCATTCTAACATTTCCGGAGAACCAAAGACATTACCTTTATTTCTTAAAAAAGCTTCTTTCCAAGTACAAGGGAATTGAGTAGTAATATTATGAATTGCTTTAGGATCTAAACCATGTTTAGCCTTAGCTCTTAAAAAGTCAATATCATCTTGAGCTGCTTCATAGTTAGAGTTACCATCTTCATCAACCATAGGTTTTTTATACCATTTAGATTCTGGATTAAGACATAAGCCTAATCTGCCTTTTGTAGCTGAACTAAAGAACCCTATCCTGCCATTAGGATTAAATGGATCCTCAAAATCTAACATGTTGTATTTTTCAGGATTAGTAAACATCTCATAGAAATACTTACTCCCTGAATCCATGTCTCCAGAAGATCCAAATAACAGAGCTACACCTGTGTATGTACTACCGTCTTTTATAAGGGGTTCAGAGTAACCATATGCATCTACAATGTTTCCAAAAACACCGCATTCGTCGAGGATTAACCAGTTAGCACTAAGCCCAACACCACTAGTAGGATTATCTTTGTAGCTAATGGCACGCACTTCGGAATTAAACCCCTTCCACACCTTAACCCCGCTAACAGTTGCCTGATACCTTGCCTTAATAAAGTCTTTAAGGTCAGGATTTCTTTGCTTTCTGAATTCAGTATTCATATTGATAAAATTTGAATTATCAATAACCATATTCATAGTGTTTTGACTAAAGGTGCTGTAAAAAGCACCTATAATTGCTTTACTATCTGGATAGAAATAGAATTCATGTGTACATATTGCTGCAGCTTTGTAAGACCAACCTTGACGACGACCTTTTACAGCAACTAGTGATTTTTGATTTAGTCTACAATATTCTACCATGTGGAAGAATTCATAATCTAAATCTATAAATCTAGGAAAGATTTTAGATTTCTTTCCAGTCTTTTCATTAAGACCTAATATTGGACAGAAGTTTAAATAGAAAAAATGTTGACCAGTAATATGTTGCCCACAAGAGTTAGTAAATCCATTTAAACATTTATCTCTAACATCTTGCCAGAACTCTACATATTCTATAGTTCCTGGAATAGAGTTAGTATATAATCCTGTTCTATTATATTGTTCAGCAAGATATGAAAACTCTTTAGTATTCTTAAAGTAGTCTACACATATTACGTATCTATTGTCATTCAGCATATTAAAACATTATATGTAATTCATAACCATCTACAGCAGATGCTGAACATCCATTTTTATTTTTAAAAGGACTACATACACCTTCAAGATATGATAATACTTTTATGTCTTCAGGTTTTAAGTTATATTGTTCTAATGTTTTTAATTCATTATCTAATATCCAACTTTGATTTCCTTTAAAATTAATTTCTATTGGTGTATTATTACAACCAATAACTAACATGTATCTTTTTATATTTTTTAAATCTAATCCTTTTTTAGATTCATTTAATAAAAAAGTTGAATAATGATTTTCTTTTGTAAATTCCATAATTATTTATCTTCAAACATTCCAAGCTGAGCATCTCCTCTAACTTTATTACCAGATGATTGTTCTTTATTACAATTATCTAAAGCTGATTGAACAGCTTCTTGCATCTTAGGCATATCTATAATTGCCTTTTGAATTTTAGTAATACTATCCTC